ATTTCAGAATTGACAAACCTAGGGTCGACATCTTCGTCTGTTGTGATTACCTCATTTATTCTCATATTATCTCTTTATATAGCATACCACGGATCCGCTGCTACAATCGTATTGTCTCCACGCATCATCCAATTACCGAAATGCAAATCTAATCTCAATACTTCTAGTTTGTACGCCTTCGCATAATGCGGCGCATTTTTTACTAGTATATCACATGCTTCAGCAATACTTGCGGCGGAATTGTGTCCCCTCATTTGTGTATTTTCATGGTGGAGGAGTCGGTCGAGTGAATTCATACTATCGACACATCGATAGTCCTTGACTCCGTACTCTTTAACATCGCTTGCTATGTTAGCACAACCGGTTGCGATATCATAATTTACGATAGGCAACAATGTCTCTAATCGTATTTGCACAACATCATCGTCATCAACATTAATGCCGTGAATGATTGGGAAATGTGGACTCTCGTGGCCATGATCCACGCAGAAGTGAACAAAAGCGATTGCTCCGGACCGGTAACTCGGTCGACTATTCATCATCCCGCCCCCAACAACCTTCACTACGGTAGTCGGATCTTCCATGTGCCTCCACACCGATGCAGTAACACCGGACCCCATCTTCTTCCATTGCTTGTCCTTCTTGATTTCCGAATTGATGAAGGCGGATGGAACATCTTCGGCTATGATCTCATTTATTTTCATATTAGTACCAAGGATCCGCTGCTACGATAATGCCATTTGGACGCATTAGCCAATTGCCATAATGGAGATCTAACCCCGCTACTGTTTTATGTTTCCTTGTGTAAGACTCAACATACTTAGACAGCAACTTAACGGCTTTCGCGATTTCTATTCCTGAATTGTTTTGAAGAATCGGATATTTCGCGATAGCTTCATCTAATACTTCTATCTCGTCCCTAGCACGCGTCACTGAATAGTAGTCAACCGTTTCTGCTACACTCTCTAACCGTCGATTGACTGCTAAATTTGGCAACTCTACTAGTCGTTCGATCCTAATCTGCACGATATCTTCGTCGTCTATGTTAATGCCGTGGATGATCGGGAAGTGCGGACTCTCGTGCCCGTGATCTACACAAAAGTGAACGAAAGCAATTGCCGTATTACGGAACTGTTTTGTAATACGATCTCGACCACCGCCGATAACTTTAACTACAGTATTAGGATCCTCTAAGTGATGCCATACTGATGCGGTCGCTCCAGCACCTACTTTCTGCCAGTCTGTTTTCTTGATCTCGGAATTGACAAATTTCGGGTCGATGTACTCAGTGATGAATTCGTTTGCTTTCATCTATTATCTCACGAATAATGGGACGATGCCACACCGCTAGTAAACCCAACGTCGATAATGACAGCCCGACCTTTATATATTCCCCAGTTACTAGCAGTCTGAAAGTCGACTAACTCAATGTCAAAGCTGTTAGCTAACTCTGCTAGCTCATTCACGTATTCATAGAACGTATCTTCATCTTCTTGACTAGAGTATCCTGCGGCTGCTCGTTGAACATTAACTGACGAGGCGATTCTGTCACCTCCATCTCTATTCTTTCCTGATATAATCCCAGCAATCAATAATACATCAGTTAGACGGGCGCATTTCATAATAGCGCACAACTGTTTCTCGTTTGCTTTCTCGGCCATCTCAAATTGAATCCAGCGCGGTATGACACTCTCTTTATCATAGTCGATCAACGGGATAATGATAGCCATACCTTTTGCATACCCGTCATTGACTATCGCTAACTCTGCTTCATTCTGTGCTAAACCTTTTTTGTTCTTAGCGATTTTTAACGCGGTAGGGCGACCTTGATACATAATGCTGGTCACAATTCTACTCGAGCCCGATCCAATTTTCTTAGATCTTTCTAGTGCATATGCAACCTGTTTTTTAATAGGATTGAAAGACGAGAACGCCTTTGTATCCCAATCGTCTGGCAACGGAGCTTCAGTTATAAATTCAGTTGATTTCATACTGCTCCTTGTTGGACGGCGTCTAGAAACTTTTCATATATGTCTTTTCGAATTGCTACAACTGGACCTCCGACCCAACATTCTTTATTCTGCGGTGGCTCAGCTGCAAACTCAGCAATAGACATTAATTTGAACTTAGTTAATTCTGGTGCCATTCCTGCTAATAATGTCGGCAATACGTTGTCTGGAGAAGGAATACGATCCTGCAGAGCAATTAGAACATTGAGCCGTAATGATTTTTGTGTAGCTTCCGATTTTGCTGCCTTAACTATTCCATGCCAAGATTGGGGGAACCCAATCCTGTATAAATATTGGTTAAATCGACGCATAGAATCAGGTCCTGAGGTATGAATACCTAATTCCGGAATATTAACCTGTGTCTCCCAAATATCTTTACTATGGCAGACTGCAATCTTCACGCCGTCGAATGGAAAGATAGCGTATAGTCTGCCATAGTCAGATGCATATCTATGCCAAGTAGAACAAATCAAACTTTTACTGCGCTTTGGCCAGCCCTCAAAATATGGACTATTGTCTATCAACAACGTGTAATAGTTAGAGGTGTTTGCTGATTTGCGTAAGCCAGTCGTCGGGTCAATCGTTACGACTTCCCCAAAATGATCTCTCATTCCGCGCCATAGTGGAGCATGAATTGTTGCTAGTGATTCACGACAATGTTCGTTCAGCAATGCTACTGCTTTTTCTATCGATATCGATTCGTGCTGGTAGTCTTTAACTTCAGTTATGAATTCAGACGATTTCACTGCTGTTGTTTCCAAACCGATCTCGGATTAGTAATACGGCTCTTCGACATCACATCAATGCTAGTATTTCGTTTAACTAAGACCAATCCCTTATATTGAATTGCTGGACTATTTCCCAACGACGGGAATTCATGAGATACGTTACCAACTACCCTAGCACCTTTGAGCTTTGACAATGCGTCCCATACAGAATCTAATGCATTGCCCGGGCCAGCAGATAGAATTTTTGCTGGGTCACGCATACGTACCCCGTCACCACGAGTCCATACCTTCATGCCAACATCTTGAGTATAGATTCTCATATCTCTAGCCGCTGTCTTATTCCACCAAGTAACGATAGCAGACAAAAAGCCACGTATCGTTTTGTTTTCTGGTGCAAATTGTGCATCATCTTCAGTTATAAATTCGGTTGATTTCATACGTTAGAAGTCCCAAATAAATTTGCCATAGTTCTAAACCACATCGAACTGCCAGGTTGAATTGATTCTGGCAACGTAATCAGTCCTTTAGTAGCATCAGCTCTTGCTTGCGCTAATTTTTCTTCTTTACGAGGGTCATTAGCTAATGCCCGGATGATCGACTTAACTGACGCTAAATCTGCTGCTGTTGCATTCTTGTTGAGCAGAATCTTTGCTACTGTATCTTTGTCGTCGGCTATTACCTCGTTGGTGTTGCGGTCGATTAGCTTACCTTCGAATGGGCTAAACTTTAGGTTCAACGCTTTAGCTAGGCTTGAATAGAGTATAAACAACTGACCGCCTTTAAATTCTGGGTCATCGTATTGACCTGATGGCCCGTGCGTGTGGAATGGCGCTACCTTGGCTGCGTTTGGTATGATCATGAGATCGCACTGCACGAATGTTCCGTCTGGCACCGGCATTCTGACATGCACGTTACGACCAGATAGCGCACATTGGAACCCTTGATCCTCGATATATTTCTTCAACGCAATCTTAGATTTCTTCTCATCAAGCCCGCCGAAATATTCTGACACTGCGTTAGCATCGATGAATACGTCCATATCGCCAGACTCAACTTTGAATCCTGCTGAGCCAATATGTGGGATGATAGAAATGCCGGCAGGGACAATCTTTTGAATATCGTTGATTAGTCCCGGGACATATTCTTTCTTAATCGCTGTTACGTCTGGAAATACGTTGCCACCTTCTGTTAATCTCATGTATCATCTCCGTTTGGCATTGAACTGATTTTTAGGGAGAATTTGTCTGCCACTAGAATCAGCTATATCATTTAAAAACTTAATACTTGTCTCAGAAGGAACAGGCTGGCGGTCCGAAGTTATCCAACCCTTATCCGTCTTATAATAGACATGCTTTTCTTTAGGTGTAATTATCTGGATCCAATGCCCTGGGTCCGGAACTGGCCCGTTATCTCTTGCTGTGGTTGCTGCTTGAGCAGGTGATTGTTCTGGTGCTGCAGGTTGTGCTTGCTGTGAATTTGCAGGTGGCGGGACATCTTTTTGAGCCACCGCTGCGGTCATAAATGCCGTTACAGATTGTGGTGTAACCGTAGATTTAGACGGGACTCCGTTGAAAGTAATTGCTGGCGCTGATCCTACAGTGAATGCGTTATTGTGTAATGCTCGTTGAGCAAATGCGGTTAGTTCAGCAGCGTATTTTTCTGGAGAGTTTAACCGTTCTTCAGGCATGCCGGCCGAGATTCTGTTCCAGTTATAAATCCAATTCTTTACTACCTCTTGATTTCGACGTGCTGAATCTTTGCTGAGGGTTGCGTAATCTGCTGCTGCCTGTTTATCTGCTCGAGCAGTCCGATTCTGTTGTGACAGCGGATTTATCTTGCTAACTACATCGCGCCATCCGGCCTCCTCTAACTCTTCTGATTCAACAATGATCTCATTAATCTTCATGCCTATTTTCCTTGAGTTTTCTTACCCCACGGATAAACTTAGCAGTGTCTTGGCCACGTATGCTGTTAATAAGACGACGTTCTAAGTCGGCAGCAATATCGGGAGAATAACTCTCCCGAATCGCATTGATAATGTTGATTGCTCCAGTGATGATGTTAGTAGCTCGACTTTCTAAGAGACTTTCTCTGTCCCTATGAGATAACAAGTTATCTAATTCGTCGAGCGTTGATCTGATCCGTTTTTGCAAAATATTACCCCGCGTGTTTGTTACAGTATTTATCCAAATCAGAATATTAGTTACGCTGCTGGTTGAGGCTTACTAAGGTTCGCAATCATATTCTTTAATTTCGATGCTTGTATTTCAGCTTGTGGCACCTTAGTTATCTCACCCGTTGTCTTATCGATAATTTCTGTCGGATTCGATGTTACTGTTGACTTAGGTTTAATTTTGCCTAGGATAGCATTTGGCGTTGGCCCTGTCTGCGGCTCTTCGCCACAGTCAACAATACGCAGGCTTTCAATATTGAAGTCGAGATCGACCTTAGATCCTACTCCGCTTGACGACCGTGTCTTCAATAATTGAAGCTGATACTTACCTCGTTCCCGCATTTGCCTCGATGTGAAAATACCAAACACGTTATCTGCTGTATTGATCTTAGAAATACCACCCGAGATATTGCTGTGGTCAAATTCTACTTCATCAACTGCCGAACGATTCAACTGCGATGCTGTGATAAACAGGATGTTCAATTCTTTCGCTAAGTTGCGCAATTCTTCTGATACGTATTTGTCTTTAATGAACAGGTCGTTAGGGCTTACTTTAGCTGTTACAGGCATAAGCAGGTCTAAGTAATCGACCATCATGAAGTCGACTTTTGCTTTAGTTTGGACCTGGAATTCTTTTACGAACGCACGAATATCGTTGACTGTGCTTTGCGCTGGGAGGTATTTGATCTGGAACTTGCCAGACTTCTTACTTGCCATCTTAATCTTCAGCTCAACATCGTCGAGGTTCTTGAACACTTCCTTTGTGCTACAGTTTGCGATCATTGAGTCGATACGCATTGCGCACAATCCCTCACTAAGTTCTAATGTAAGGTAGATTCCGTTCAGTCCAGCAGTAACCCAATTGACGCTGATATTCTGCATGAACAGTGATTTACCTGATCCAGAACACCCTGCAAAAATATTCAACTCGCCGCGATTCATACCGCCAAACAATGCGCGATCAAGACCTGGCCACCCTGTGCTAACCTGCCCGTTGCCTGCTTTGATTGCTAACAACCTTGCCCTCGGATCAGCAAAGTAATCAGTACCAATGTTCTTGACTAGCCCGATCTGCACTGCTGCCTTAATCAGTCCTTCTACCGGGTCGTAATTCCCTTTCTCAAGCAGGTCTGCCGACAGTAGAATTGCACGCTCTAATTCTTTACGCTTGTTGAAACTTTCAAACTCGACTAAGAACCAGTCATAGTGGTCTGCTTCTAATCCAGTGAGTAACTTAAATTCTGTGCCGCATGTTGCGTTGATCTGATCTATGGTCGGCATCACTTTAAACGCATCAACATGTGTTTTTATAAATGCTGCGGGCTCTCGAAGTGATCGATCAAAATTTTCCGGATTGAATATATTCTGAACTCGTACATACGATTCAGGATTGCCAATCATCATCTCTAAGAACAACTTCTGAGTTGCTGAATTATAATCTGTAGTCATTTATCTATACCTTTATTTAATTTGCAATTGCTGAAATGATATCTTTTCATTTGCCCTGGATTACCTTCTTTATTACAATGAGGACATGTTACAGTTTGGCGAGGAATTGAATTCGGCGCTTTTAAGCAGTTGTCCGAATGGTATTGTTTCATTACACCGGGGCCGCATAGCAACCCGCAATGCGGACAAACACTTTTCTTTGATGGCCCTATGCTAACTCCTTTTTTGGCGGCGGAAATTTTTGCATTATGCTCTTTTGTATTTGTACCGCGATTTAGCTTGCCTTTTCTTGCTTTGACGAGTTTTGCTATGTGTTCAGCTGATTGCGGACCTCGCTTTAATCCTTTAAGAGCTTTCGAGGTAACTGCCTTCCGTTCATCTGATTGCGGACCTCGCTTTAATCCCTTTATACTTTTAAATCTCCTTTCTCCCGACGGGAGCCTATACTGCCTGTTTAACAATAACGGATTACCCCAATTTTCACAAATAAGATATTGCTCGAAATCATATGCATCATTACCTAAGAAAAATTCCGCCGCCACTTGCCAATCATATTCATCGAATTTAGGTCGGACTATTTTTGACGATGTTCTATAAATAAATAAGTCTACCGTAGACGGTAATTTATTTGCTTCTCTATATCCGATATATAGTTCGCCTGTTATTCTATTGATGCCAAAATAGACATACGGCATAGCTTTTGTAGATTCATACATACCATCACCTTAAATAAGTATTTATACGCAAACGCATCTACGAGTTAAATTTGTCTACGTGCTGTCACTTATATCGTTTGCGCTTTAGGGCGATTTTCAATTTGCTACGTTCGACCGCGTCAATTATGGTTTTGATAGTAAATAACTTCCCATACTTTTCTACTGCTTGACTAATGTCTTCGCAGGTTTCGGACCATACCGGGAACGATACAGACCAGTTATTATTCATTGCGGTGTCGATGAGTTTATTTCCCGCCTTATTCCAGTCTGGGACTACAATAATCTCACGATCTAAATTTTCGATTATGTCTATTTGCTGCTTAGTCACGTCCGACTTTAATACTGCGACCCCATCAATCGCCAGCGCATCAAATACACCTTCTGCTACAATTACGAATTTCCAATCACGTTCCTGCTTATCGATATTGAAGACGTATCCATCGTCTATTTGCATATGATACTTGGGCAGGAGGCCATCCACAAATGTTCTGGCACTATATCCAATTACCTCGTCTTTCCACGTGAACGGTACAATCACGCGCTTGTTCATTTGATGCTTGTTAGAAGAAGACCAATAAAACTCGTATTTCTGCATATCAATTCTACGCTTTGACACATATTCAACTGATTGCACAAAGCCGTTTGGATATTCGTGATTTCCTTTTAACTCGTAAAACTCAATTAGTCCTAAGAATGTTACAGCTTCGTCTGGCAGCGGATAACTTTTGAAATTTACTTTCAGCTCTTCTTTGACTTCCGGAGCTTTAACCAAGCCTAAGAATTCTTGGCGTTCTTTCTCTCGTAATGCTTCGATAGACAGGCGATGGACTTCTAAGTCCTCTACTCCCATCCAGCTCAGTAGTTTTCGGAATTTATAGCTTAGTGGATAACCCGGAACGTAACCAGTTTTGAATCCACAGTTGAAGCAGGCGTAAGATATTCCCCCGTCTACGTTAGCGATAACTCCGCCGCGACCACGCTTATCTAAGGATTCTCCATTATGAGGACAACAGCAGGCATTACCCGAAATCCAGCCTTTGGAGGAGGTACGAATCTTTCGTCCTGATTGCCAGGCGTTCATTGTGGCGGTGGCGATAATAGAGCTCATACTGTAATTATACAGATTTACAGAGCCGATAGCAAAACCTATCCAACCGAAAGTTTAGGACCGATAGAGAATCTTAGTCACTTCGCCCGAAGACGGGGGAATTGCTGGAGGAGGTGGGAATGAACCAGGTAGAGCCGGATCAGGAGTGATAACGAATCGCACCCCTGTGAATACTCCGTCCCAATTATAGTAGGTCGACGCGTTTTGGTCTACGAAGGTTAAGGTGACTATAGTGGCCCAGGATGGTACCGCCGGTAATGAATCCAAAGTCGCCTGAATTTCAATCTTACCCGAGAAATTATCGAAGTAGAACTGTGCAGTATGGTGAGCTGATTGCTGGCGTGTTGGTGTATCAGCCTTGACGATACCAGTTGTAGTAACGAGTTGCCCAAGATCTGACGTAATAACGATACGTGTAGGAGCCGGGAGGTCCACATTCACACTCGGATGGAAGGATGGATAGTGACCAGAAAGAAGAA